AGCGTAGATCGCTGCATGCTGGGCAGCGGGGATCAGGCTCATCACACTCGGGGCCTGCTGATCGAGCACGTCATCGACGGTTTGGTTCTGGGCGCCGGCCTCAGGGCGCTTGTAACCCACCAACCACGCCCCCTCCCCTGCTGCGGTAGAGGCAAGAGCTGCAAATACTCCATTATAGTCCAGAGTAGTTTCAGGGAATCCAAGAGCCAGAACACTCTCACCTCCCAGACAGGCTTCCACGAGCGTGAAAGATCCTGTGGAAGTTTCAGTATAATCCTTCAGAGACTGCAAAGATCCGTTGATGAATACAAGAAGACTGCCAGTACCTACTGAATAGGTAAAGGCAGTGAGTGTGAATAGCGTCTGGCCTGCAGTTGCAGTGAATGTCTGAGGAACTAGGGAGCCATGCACATTGGCATTGTTTACTCCGCCAGTTCCGAATAGTGATGCAGCCATCTTAGAATCCTACAGGTGTGATATTGGAAGCGCGAAGCATAGTCATTTGCTCGCCCATGAGATTTCGATACGCGGAAGACTCATCATCCTTACCGATCGATTTGAATACAGTAGCTGCTGCATCAAAGATAATGGCATACGGATGATCTTGAGCAACCCAGGAAGTATATCCAGCCTCTGTGATATCTGGATTCAGATAACACCCCAGGAGGTAGAATTGTTCCTGAGTGGAGGAATTGATCTGCACATACGCACCTGCCACATAGCAGATATCTGTGCGCTGAGATTTATATGAATCGATTACCAGATCGGGAGGAATGATATCGAGTTCGCGCCCAGGGGTGCCGCTGGAATTATCATACTTGCGCAGATACTTCAGGGCGCGCCAGCGTGGCAGGAGAGCTCGGTAGTCTAGATTCTGCACATATGAAGCTGCATCAAATGCGAGCCCAGACTCTAGAATATCTTTGTAATAGTAATCGGATTGATGGCACTTGAGAGTAGCAGATCGGACCGCCGAAAGAGTCTCTGCTACTCGGTCAGGTCTGCCAGTCAGTGTGTACACTTCCTGAATCAGTTCGGCTAGAGTCATGGTAATTCCGAGTTATTTCTTCAGCGAGGTAAGACGCGCACCCGCAGCACTTGCACCAACGGTGCTATCAATTGCAGCGGTGGAGATATCCGCAGTGCTGGAAGGCTTGAGTTCCTGAGGAGTGTACGAACCCATATCACGAGTCGGATCTTGCAGCTCCGCTAGGATCTCAGCGCGGAGCTTAGCCCGCAGCACATTCTCTGGATTGATCATATCCTCATCGATTTCTCGCTCAGCAGGATCGATATAGATATGAGGGTGCCCGGCATTGATTTCAGCTTCTAGTTCCGCGATGCGTTTCTCGTCTGCCGTGCGATGGACGCCGAATTGGAAGACTGCCGATACGCCATCTTTGTAAAGATAGCTGATCGATGGAATGGTGGACTTGAAAACTCGGAGGATCTGGCCCATGATTGGTTCCTAAGGATTGGTTGAAGTGGGAAGCTTTTGTTTTTCGCAGAGCTTCCCGAAACTGCGCCCCTTAGGAAGGATTCTTAATTATTAGGTAACTCTTTGATGGATACAATGCGAAGATGGCTATGGATATAAATAGAGTCTTTGCAATTTTTTGGGATAACTTTAGTTGAAGTGCTAACAATTTTTCCTTCAGAATCAATTGCCTCACTTACAACTTCCACGTCCCAACCTGCGTGAGTGTCAATGATAACTTGAGTGGTCATTTCAAACTCCAATTAACCAGCAGCGGCCGCAGTCAGATTGTAGACAATCGAGTTAGCCGGAGGATTCTTCACAACACAGGTCAGTTCCGTGGTGAGGGTGCCGCCAACTGCATCGATGCCATTATCCGACACGTCCATATCGCCAGCTTCAGGCATATTGAACGCCTTGTTCTGAGTCTTACGATCGCCCAGATAGGCAACACGGAAGGAGCTCAGATCCACAGCAACAGCCATCTTACTCCAGCTAGTATTGCTGTTGAACAGAGGATGCTCAATCATTCGGAAGGTGCCACGAGCAGTCTTGAAAGTGCTGAACTGCAGGCCGTAAGAAGTCTGACCGTCCGTGATGTAATACGTACCATTCAGGCGACCAATGTTATTGAGCACCCGTTTAGCCGTACCGCCTACGAACAGAACACGCTCATTGGCAACCTTAGGATCGGTAGCTTGGTTGAAGCAAGGATCCAGGAAACCTTCGAGCTGCGTGTAGTTCGTGGTACCGCCAGCGGTATTCACGTTGGCAGCACTGTAGTAGCTGGGATAGTAGGAGAGATTGCCTACGATATTGATCAGCCCATCCATCGTGCGGAAAGGTTGACCATTGCGGGTACCTTGAGATTTCTGGCCGAAGAACAGCGATTTCTCGATATCAGCAGCGTGGAAACCTGCACAATCCTGACGAGATTCAGCAACATTGGTGTCACCGGCAATCATCATCGTTTGACGGACGGTGTCACTGATGGCCCAAGTATTGCGGAAGATCTGAGTGTAGTTCGTGATACGAACAGGATTGATGATCAAAGACTGCGGACGAACCGAAGATTCTTCGAAAGCATTACCAACTTGGTAGAGCTTGACTGCGGCTGCAATGGCTGCGGCTGCAACGGTACCAACTGCACGATTCACCTGGACTTGAGTAGCAGAGATCACCGAATTGATGATGATGTTCTCGCCAGTCGAATCCACTCGCATAATCATGCCAGGCAGAATATTGCTAGTGGTCGTGACGGTGAAAGTAGTATCGGTGGAAAGCTGGCCACCTGCGCCCACAGTCATTTCAGGGAAGAGCATGGTCTTAGTAAAGAAGCCGTGCTCAGTCTGAACTGCGGTATCCGAAGGGATCATTGCAGTCATGCCGAAAAGAGGCGCAGTGCCATTAGGCATCAAGCGCGTAATCATCCCAGCAAACGATTTCTTTGCCAGGTCTTGAGTGAGCGAAGCACTCGAGAAGATACCAACAGACATTTAGATTCTCCTAGACGAGAGGAAGGATAGGATATGGAGGATATTACAGAACGGTCCAGGTCACAGTAGTGGCCGAAGTCTTGGTGACTACGATCACAGTACTGGAGCTGGCTGGAGTAGTAGCGCGACCTGCAAGAGTTACACCAGCGCCTGCAGCCCAGGTAGCTGCGAAAGCTGCATTGCAGGAAACAAGGAGCTCAAACTGATCACCGATATCCATCCAAGGATTAGCTGCCAGGATATTAGCAGCGGTGTCGGTGGTGACTACGCGACCAGCGGTGAAGCTAGAAAAAGATACCAGGCCGCCAGCCATATCTGCAAAAGCCAGAGTTTGGGCAGCATCCGTAGTAATCACGGAAAGTTTGCGGGAAGCAATAGCATCACCATTACGTGCCACTCGTTGCATACCGCCATCATAGACAGCAGGACGAACAAACATTTAGATTCCTTTACCCATTTAAGGGAGTAGAAGATAAGGAGAGGGAGAGATCATTCAGAAATAAACGTGGACCAATCATCCTGCTTACGTGCGCTAGCTTGCTTCTGTTCCTTAGATTGAGGAGCAGGAGGAGCAAACTGGGTGCCCATCGCAGTGAAGAAATCTCCCATCTGCTGCGCAAGTTCTGCGGAAGTAGCATTAGGATTTTTCATCACCAATTGATCACGGAGAGCCGTGACAATGGGAGCGACTGCAGGATTTTTCAGGAGGGGATTTTCGGTAAGAAGAGTCTCGTTTGCAGAGAGTTTCTTTACCAGATTGGGGAGCTGAGCGTTGAACTGAGCAGCTTGCTGTTCCAGCGCTTTTTCCACAATTTTAGCTGTGGCCATCGCTGAATTACCATACACCTGCTGTCCAACTTTATTCATGGTAGCGATAAGAGCTGCCGTAGCTCCTTCGCCGCCTGCCTGGATCTGAGCAAGAGTTGCCGGATCCAGAGTCTTAGTGAAATCTACCTTCGCTGCATTTTCCATGAGTTTCGCAGGATCGAGGTTTGCGAACATGGAAGTAGGCTGGGCTTCAGTATTTGTGGGAGTTTGCCAAACATCCTTAAATGCATCGAGAGGGGATTCCTGCACATTAGGCTGCGCAGGAGCAGTAGGTGCAGGCGTCACACCATTGTTAGGGGTTGTGCCGGGCAGAGGCTGCGTAGGATTAGCTGCGCCGCTAGGAGGCTGCATTGCAGGATTCCCAGGCTGAGGCTGCGGGGCAGGCTGAGCGGGAGCGGCACCAAAAAGCTTTTCAAAGATCGACATGATTGTTTCCTAAGGGATTATTGATCAGAAGCGAGGTCTGCATCTCCCGTGGCTAGTCGCCGCAAGTGGAGTTCAGATTCCTCTGATCGAGAGAGAATGAATTGCAGGAATTCCACTCGTGCCTGGAGGGCTGCTTGATCGAGTGCAATTGCTACTGGATTGAGAGGATCGAATTTCAGAGAAATGATCTGCTCTGCAGCTACGGATAATTCATTCTGAAGCACCTGCTTTTGGAGTTGAGAAAAGATTGATCCTTGGGTTTCCTCTTGCGAGGAAAGTTTCCAGGAAGTGAAGGGGGTTTGTTGAGGAGTTGCCATGATTTGAATCCTAGTTATCTATCCGCTGCGTTCCACTTGGGGCTCTGCGCGCCCTAGTGAGCTTACTTCGATTCTAACCCTATTCAAGACCAAGCCGCTACGCGGTGCGCTACGCGCAGTCTTGACCAGGGGCCCGCGAATCTCGTCCGCTCCGCTAGGCCGGCAGGCCCGGCGTTCCACTCCGCTCATCGAGCTGCCTGAGTTAGATTAGCAGGTCCGCCAGATTGCTGAGGCTGCGTACCATTGGGAGCTGTAGCTGCGCCAGGAGTGTACCCATAATCCTGAGGTTTCGGCTGAGGAGGATATTTAGATGGATCGATCCGTTCTTGCTTAGCCAGCTCCAAGATAGTCTGCTGCCAGGCCATAGTGGCTTGCTCATAAGCCTGCTGCTGTGGAGATTTCTCGAAAGCTCCGAGCTCTACATTCCGAGTCTTCATTAGATACGAGAACAGCGGAGCTAGATTATACCCGGCGCCCAGTTGAGGAGATGAAGCGAGAGTCTGGAGAGCCACGGCAAGTTCATCAGATCCAATTACCTTATCCGTAGGAGTCAGACCATCTGTGATCTTGAAGGTGGCGAAAGATTTCCGCAGAGCTACTGGATCAATCTTCACTACCCGATTTTGAGCTGGAGAGTAGATAGATACGCCAGCCTGGTACTGCATGGTATTCTTCTTAATGATTTCCTTCATCGGAGTGAAGACCTGGGCTTCCAAGAGCATGGAGGTGATCTGATCGCGGCCATTCGCATTGGCCATCACAGTGTTGAATTCATGCAAGGTCTTATTACCCTTTACGAATTGCCCCTGCTTAGCTTTGTTCTGGCCATTCACATCGTTGGCCATCTGCATCATCTGTGGAAGCTCTTGGAAAGCTACTGCAGATTGATCGTCCCGATAAGGAATTGGGAAGTAAGCGTCAGAGGGATTTTTATTATAGCCTGCCGGCCGCATCGGGATCTTAGCAGTCGGGGAGTCTGAGTTGATGTGATGCTCCGCGATGAGCATTGGATTATAGATCCCTCGATCTGAGATAGCTCGACGACGCGCAGCCATAGCTGAATTTACCAGGGCAGAAGAAATCTCCTGGAACGGGCGCGCATTTGCAGCTAGAGATTTAGTCTGATAGCCCAGACCGTCTTCATTAGGCTGGCCGAACAGCGTGGGAAGGAAACCGTGAGCATTCGTGCAGCGTTCTGCATAGATAATCACCTGGTGATTTACGATAATGAATTTCCACACCTGAGGAGTGTTGGCACTGGGAACTCGTAGGCGGAAATCTTGGGGAATGATTCGAGCATATAGTGTAGTAACCTCATAGAGGTTCTTATACATGATTTCGCCAGGAGGGCGGTCCATCATACCAGCCCAGCTCATCCAATCTGTGGAGCGCTTGGGATCCTTAACTACAAGGGCGTCAGGATTGATCTGAGGAAGGTAATAGGATTCGATCCCGCCAGCTCCCATAGAGGCTGAGCCCATGCCAGATTCGAAAGCTGCCTTGATGTTCGATACCATCTTATCTGGAAGTTCATTGATGAACTTCTTTAGATGGATACGAGACATTAGTTTCGTGGTGCCTGCGAATTCTCCATCTTTGTAGATATCTGTAGGCTTGTATCGAGAGTCCCAGAAGGAGTTATAGGGATCCCAGCGTGTGAGAGTGTTCCCTTCCCAGATGACTTCTTTCGGGCGACCCTGCGATCCGCCACCGAAGGAGAGATCAGTTTCGATAGCCGCTGTAACTTCCCGAGACCACTCTGGAACGATGATGCCGATGTTATATTTGAAAAGATCCCGGAACCAGACCATTAGTTGTTGAGTCCAGCCCCCGCGAATCGAATTCTCTTCCACAATTGCTTGATATTGGAGAGCTGAGTCCTCATCCTGCGGAGGAGCTACCCAGCCAAAGAGAGGTGACCCAGTGAGAAAGACACTAGATTGATAGGTGACTGCTGCCTCTACTTGAGGCATCACTACGGGAACGGTGACATTCTGGAACTTCGTTGGATCCCAGTAGCGGTTGGATAATTTGGCGCGCTGGTGAGCTGCCGTCCAATCTTGCTCACGGATATATGTGAGATCGATCTGCCTCATCTGTTCCCGGATATTCCATTGCTGATTGAGCATGGAATAGCATTGCTTATGGAACTGGATGAGAGCTTCCTGAGATTTATCTGGGATTACCAGGGGAGTAGCGCCTGCCATTGGATTGCTTTCTATTGGGTTGGGTTTTTGCTTGGAGCTGATTGAAATTGCTTAATGCTAGAGCCTGTCATATTCTCTAGAATTTGAGCTAGCATAGGATCTGCTTTGATCCAACGCAGTTCATCTTTATTCGCGGCCTCAGGTCCAGCTACCTTCGCCTTTACATAGTTACCTAGGACTGAAGCAAATTGATCTGTCCAAAGTATCGCCCCCCATGTGAGGACCTTTCTCTCTAACATTACGCATCCCAGGATCTGTAGGAGCTATCTTGGAGTATTCATGGATAAGAGCCCGAGACATGTTATCTTTGCCAAAAGATGTAAGATCATTTGAATTCCCAAGTATTCCATATATAGCTTCTGCAATATCTCTAGGAGAGGCAACAGCAAGTTTCTCTTCTTTAGTTAGCTTTCCAGAAGCTGCGCGCTCTACATAACTTTTGAAATCTGCATTTTTTGGATCGTTAGGAGCTTCCAATTGTTGAGAACTGCGCGCTGCATGCTGGGCTCCGGTACGCCCGTATCTGGAGGTGCCCGTACCATTCCAAGCCTCGTCAAAAGGTATGCCAAGCCTTTTAGCTACCATATCTTTGTCTACTACTGCGGCTGCGTAGGCGGCCTGCTTTTGATCAAACCCGGCAGATCTCATTTTATCAAACATTTCCTTTGCCTTAGGATTGTCTGTGTTATATTCGTTTACTCCGGCGTCTTCTCTACCTTCCGTTAACATACGAGCAGCTAGACTATCTAGACCTATTCTGGGCATCCCAATTTGAACTGCATATCCTGCAGCTTGGGCAGTGCGAACTACTGCGCCAGAGTCAAATTGTTTAGGTACAGCCTCTTTATGTCTATAGGCCTTGACCGCCGAGGATAGAATTGGATTAAATTCAGCCACTTTAATTCCTTAGAATGCAGAGTTTTCTAGCGCATCATAGATCCGAGAAGATCCTGATTCCTGCTCATATATATCCAGCGAGGAGGCTATGAGATCTCCGTACATTTCAATCATCTTCGGCGCGTAAGTCAGGCAATCTAGCAGACCGTCTGTGTTATCCCGTTTCAGAGGATTGAACTGAGTGATCTGGAGATTGATAGCTGGAGAGCAAGAAGGCTCTACAATTACCTCCCCTGCCAAGAGCTGCTTGAACATGTTCAGGATCCGGGAGTTCTTGGAATAGGTTCCACTGTAAAGTTCCACAGCCTCGATCCCAATGATTCCCATTTGCGCAGTTATGAATGTGAACCAGTAGAGCAGGGAATATTGGTATGCATTGGATTCCACACCGATTACTCGACACTTCCGAGTTAGGGCGATTCTAAGAGCTTCCCGGATCGTATCACCGGGGGATAGGCGACCTTCCTTTAGTTCCTTACAGACTGGAACTGCATTGTGTACCTCAAAGTACATGATGGATACTGCATCGGAATTGGCTTTATCATTCGAGGGATCGATGATGATGAAGTTACCTTGATGGATTTCGTCCAGGGGGATGGTGTATGGAGGGATCTTGGATAGATCCACCATGTTATTTACTGAGGCGTTCTCATCATTCAGGACCTCGGAATGGAAGATTTCCGGGCGCCCCATTGATAGATCGTTCTGGTATTCTCGCAGGAGCTGACGAATCGGCTGGAGATCTTCCCAGAGAGACGTGCCATCTTCCAGGATTCCCCCTGCAATGAATTTGATCCAGGTAGGGTTGTGTTTTAGTTTCCGGAGGAGAGAATGCTTGGTGGGATACATGTTAGCAATGAAGATGAAAAGACACCCGTGCGGGCTCTTAGCTTTCATTGCAGTGCCGACCATCCAGGTTTCGATGTTTTTCGAGACTGTCTCAGATTCTGCATCTTCTCGAGTTTGGATATCATCAAAGATCATTACATCTGGGCGCTGGTTTTCCAGGGTGATCCCTCGGATATCAGATTGCGCACCTGCGCCCATGAGGATGATATTTCGACCTCGGAATCCAAAGCGTTTCAGATCCTGCCTATCAGTTTCCGCGCCTAGCTTCCAGTCTCCAAAGACTGTTTTCACATTTCGCTCACCTAACATGGACATAATATCAGTGATGATATTATTCGCCTTGGTTTGGGTGCCGCAGATGATGAGAATGAACTGTTTCTTGGTGAAAAGGATGCAGTAGAGGATGAAGATCTTGATGAGCATCGTCTTGCCAAAGCCGCGCGGGAGGCCGATGGCAAGTTGTGAGAAATCCCGAGTTAGTGAGACATAGGATAGGAGCCAGTTCCAGATAGATTTGAAGACTGGAGGGAAAAGATAGCGAAAAACAGTTGGCATGGCCAGAGCTGCTAGGAAATCTAGCGAAGTTCTGGAGAGCTCTTCTACCTGCGCGCTCTCAAAATGGCCTTCCTGCACAGGATCCTCAGGAATTTCCTGGGCAGGGGCAGATTCCTGGAGAGCTTCTAGTAGCGCGGAGGAAGTTGGTAATGCCATAAGGTGAATTATTTGAGAGCTCGTCGCGCGAGCATGAGTTGGATCTGCAAAAGATGATCTCGCGCAGCTTGTTTATTAACTGCGATGAGGCGCGCCTGGATTTGAGCCTTCGCTGCCTCAGATTCCGCTGCTCGCAGTGCTTGCATTTCCTTCAACGATGGATTCTTGCACATGATTTTGACCTTTCGCAGCTAAAGCAGCCGCTAATCCATCCATTCTACCTGATTGAATGGTGACTAGGGACTGATCTCCTGCCTTAATTACCTGATTATGTGTGTTAAGTTGGATTGATTGAGCAGTGTACTGATTGAGGACTGCTGAGGGCATGATGAGTTGCACGATTGTGGACTGCGTTGCAGCTTCCTGAGATGATCCTGCTCCACGGCGCTTCGCTGCATTCACAGTTGTGAGTGCTTTGAGGATTTCCATGGGACGAACCATGAAAGGAAGGATATTCTTCATCTTTTCCAGCAGCGCATCCTCTAGATCATCGTACTTTCGATCCCGCTCATTGTGAGAGAGGAGCGATTTATACCGGAGTTCTGCTACTGCTGAGGCGAATTCTGCCTGAGAAAGAAGCTGGGAGATGCGAGATTCTGAGACACCAATTGCAGAGGCCACAACTACTGGAGAGAGACCTTGGCCAAGAAGGGAAAGTGCGCGATCTTCTGTGGAGGATGTGGTGGAGGCCATGAGAGATTTCCTGAGACTGGACGTGCGAAGCGCAGGCCATGATGCTGCGAGATGAGTTCTAGGTTGGATGTATGATAAGAGTTTTTTGTTCCCTAGCCCTTCGGGGATTTTAGCTTATTCAACATATATTTTATACATATATCAGTAGCTTTTATTGAGTAGTTTCGTGTACGTATATTATAAATAGTCTTTTCGGTTACTGAAAATTTTTCGGATAAATTTTTTATAGAAATTTCTAAAATATTTGCGGCATAGATTTCTAAGATAGCTTCCTCTGTTAAGCC